CGTATTTGTAAACCCCACTTTTTCGAGGGTCTAAATAAACATAAACATAAAATCTATTTTCAGTCATTATTCCTGCCCCCCTATAAGTTCAATTAATGCCTTCTTGATTAACAATGGCGACAGTGTGTTGATGCAGGGACTTTTGCAAACGTTCTTGCCGGGCTGTCCGTAGCAATTAGAAATAATAGGGCACACTTCAAGCTTGTTAGGCTCAAGTTCAACCAGCATACTTCTGTCGTCATATCTTGGGCCAACCACCCGTGATGGTGCGGGGCCAAAAAGACAAACCGACGGAGTATTAACAGCACCAGCTAGATGTGTGACAAACCCGTCTACCGCAATCGCACCCTTCGCCTTGTCCATTACATACGCACTTTCTGTATACGTTAACCTGTCTCTTAAATCAAAGTCGCAATCACATGGAGGGTCATCACTTCCACCTATTAGCACGACCCTATATCCGATGTTTTTAACAGCCATACTCAAATGTTGATATTTACGAAACGGTGACGCACCGCCTGAATTCACAACAATGTAATCTTCATCAAACAGCCCATCAATGTTTGGCTTGTCTTTAGCAATAAACATCTTGTCTGGTTCTTTGATGTTGGTGAAATATGTGTACATGTTGTACAACTTTTCATTTCCAGAATTGAAATTTCCCGGCAGTATTTTCTGTCCGTGAGGATTATAGACGATAGAATATGTTTTTGCAACCCTTTCATCCCATGGGATTATTTCGTCAATGTATGGGTTGTCCTTAACTACACCAGCAAATTTAGGAAGAGTCATATAAACAAGCTTCTTACCTTTGTGGCGTTCACGAATTCCTTTGAAGCACTGAGTTGTCATAAGAACATCACCAGCAGAAGAATGTTGCATGAAAAGAATCTCGTCTTTTTTCATTGATTGCTTAACTTTCAATGCTGGCTGAACAGTGGTCATGTCTTTCAACAGTTCATTTACGTCTGAAATACCGTCAAGCCATTCCCTGCCTTTTTTAAGACCACTTGCTTTCATATGTTTTCTAAGGTCTTCGCTTCCAGCAACCTCAAGAATGGCGTCTGCTATGTCTTGTGTGTCACACGCTAGTGCGTCAATAAAACAATTACCCATAGCACCAATTAGGGGTTGATATGTCGGTATCGTATTGGGTACCAGTATGCCAACGTCTTTTACCAACTCAGTTTGTGCTGTGGTGTCTGATGCTATGACGGGTACGCCACAAAGCATTGCTTCAAGTGGTGTCCATGACAGGCCCTCCTGAAGTGAGCAGTTAATAAGGCAGTCAAAAGTATTAAACAACCTAACCATTTGTTCTAGGGTGGCGGTTATACCGTGTTGTTTTGCCCTTAAGTTTGTTGCGGGGATACCACAGTCTCTTGCGTACTGTGTAAGGTTATACTTATATGGTGCATGCATGTCTGTGTGGAGGTACAGAACAATCTTGGGATTAGCTTTAACTGCTATTGAAAAACCCTTCAAAAGCCTCTGAAGGTCTTTGCGTATCTGATTTACACCTACAAACCCGAACAGTATCTCGTCTTTTAAAAGTCCGGGGAGCATTTTCTTCTTGTTGGCCTCTATCTGATCGGATGGTAATTCTTTCCAGCTATCAGAGCTATGAAGCATGGGTCTATAATATCTTATGTTGGGTACTAAGGGTTTAAGGGTGTCAAGGCCGTGCTGTGAATATACGCAAGGGAAGTCTATTTTGTTAATCCAACCAACCCAGTCTTCTCTTACGTTTTGGATGTCCCATGGGAATATCGCACCAGTTTTAAATTTCTTACCACTGTTTTGAAGTTGTTTAAGCCCATCGTAAACTTGTGAATACTGCCATATGTCGTGACCAACAAACAAGACTATATCGCAATCAGTTTGACCCAATAAGTCTAACAATTTCTGCTTCCCAAATGCGTCACCATCATCACTTGCGGAAACTATATTGCAGGGCAGTGGTTCCAGTGCCATCTTTTTGTTATGGTTTTTCTGTAGGTTGCCAGAGAAAAGGGTTGCGTCATACTCATCTTTGTTGAGCTGTGATAAAATACCCGACATCATACCACTGTTTCCGGTGGTTCCAAGTGGGTGCTCACAAACAAACAAAATCTTTTTCTTCATCTTTGATATTCTCCTACCTGATGATTGATTGGTTTTGGCAACTTCGTAAATACGATGTTACCTGTTGTCCTCACTGAGCTTACATACGTCAACACCGCTAAACCTTCGTTTCATTACGGCCGTAACTTCACGGTATTCTCCAGAGGCTGGTTGGTATCTGTCAAGTGCCTGTATTCCATAACGTGTTGGGATGTACAGTTCGTCCTTCTCGATGCTTAAATTGCCAAGTTCTGACTGTGAATCTAAGTCTGTTCCAAACAGGGGCTCTGTCATAAGAGCATATGCGTCTTCCTGTATGGTCTCAAAGGATGTTTTCTTCTGATAGGTCTCATCGTCCCACACAGCTTCGCCTGACGGTCTTGATATCTCTCCCGATACATTGCTCATGTAATATACACCACTGTACTCATACACCTCGTTTTCGAGTGATTCAGGGGTAAGGTTCACAACCATGTAGTCACGGTTAAAAATATCAAACCTGACGATACTACCTACAACCTGAGTTGTGTCGTATGGGATACTACCTTCAATAAAGAACTCTCGTATGAAAGGTTTGGTAACTTGAGCGTTGGGTGCATAGTCAATATACTCCTCAGCGTTTCCGTCAACGGTAACCTTTATACCTATTTCTTCATAAGTTTCTTTTAGGTCTGAACCTAAGCTCAACGGCCATCTCCTTTTATTTTGGGGAGATTATAACTTTTTGGTCTGTTTCGTATGTGATGTCTCTTCCGGTTTGTGGCTCATAAGCAAATCCAGCATCAATCTTGTTACCAAATAAACTCTCGTAGTCTGCTGATGTAAACAACTCTGGGTAGTTTTCCTGTACCTCAACAAACTTAGCATCCATTTCTTTGACCAGAATGTTGTAATGGTCAAAACGATGTTGAAGATTAATCTGCTTTACTTTAAATTTATGAGCACTCTCGCTGAGAAGATAGAAAAATAAGTGTCTTTTAGACCTGTTCTTATACCAGTATTCTTTAAACGCATCTGTAAGAGGTAGGGCCCAGCCCGTCTCTCTGGCTGAATCGTCTACGGCATTACCATAATCGTCATCTTCAAGATACGAAGTTAGGCTCTTAACCTCTAGTTTTAGTTTTGCTATCAAAGAATCTCTGTCCAAACTCACAATTCTTCTCCTCTATGGTTCTCGTTGGGAACTATCTTTTCTTGTTCCCTTTGCTCTCTCCCACCGTTTTTTTCTTAGAAACGGTAGATGTCTTCTTTACAACTACTTTTTCTTCAGTTTCTTCCGTGTCTTTTTCATTGCCTTCTTTAATTTCCACCGTGCTATCCATCTCAGTATCAGTGTTATTATTTTCTTGTTCACTGGCAACCTCTACGGTTTTGGTATTATCGGGGGGAGAAGCCTCTTCATTAGTTTTTAACCCAGTGGGTTTCTCTACTGGAGTAGCGTTAACCACTTCCAAAGTTCCTGACCCACTTGCGAGCTCTAATAATATTTCTGGCGTAATCTCAGCCCCCGACAACACACTATTTCTAAGATATCTTTTCTCACCAACTGCTAGACATCTTACTAATACTTTTACTTTTTCAGGTCTTTTCATCTGATTGTACTCCTGTTATAAGAACGGTTCATATTTAACAAACACACATAAGCCTTCCATCTCGGTGGTAGGAGACGCTGTTCTGGTCAAGTTTGCTTGAAATGACACAAGTGTGTTCTCTGCGAACTCAACAGCATCCGTATCGAGTACGGCACAGGTAATGTCTGTATATTCTCCAGACACTGCGGTGCTCATCTGTTGGCTTGCTTCACCACTAGTGTATGTTATTTTTGGCTTAGTAGTCAGACACGTAACGCCATCTAAATAAACATCCACCTCCATAGATAACGTCTGTGCGTTATCCAACCCACTTGCATTAACAGCAATGGCTACGTCTGTTATTCTACCAGCTTGTCTTGTTATGTCAAGTAAACCCTCAACATCAGATGTAATCTCACCATTAACGAAAGCTTTGCCAGCAGGCAAACAAAACTCTGTTGCCTGTTTAGCGAAGACCGGAGAAGGTAAAAGTATGTTTTTTTCGTTCTG